CAAAGAACCTGAAATGGTTTATCAAGAATACAATCGCAAGGGTCTTATGACTCCTATGCAAACTACGGAGATGTACAATGGACGCTGGGCAATGGTCGGTATTGTTGCTGGGGCTCTTTCTTATGCTCTCACTGGCAAACTCTTTTTCGGCATCTTCTGATAATTGATTGACAATGGCAGAATTTACGTTTACAATTACTAGTGTTGCCTTCTTCGTACTGTTGGCAGCATCCGTAGAAAAACTTTGTGAAACTTACTAATGGCAACCTATAACGTTACCCTTCAATCTCCTGATGGCATTGAAACTACTATTCAGTGTCCCGATGACCAATACATTCTTGAAGCTGCTGAAGAGGCAGGAGTAGATCTTCCTTCTTCATGTAAAGCTGGTGCTTGCTCTGCTTGTGCTGGTAAACTGATTAGTGGCACCGTGGACAACGAGGAGCAATCGTTCCTTGATGATGACCAGATTGCTGAAGGTTGGGTACTCACTTGTGTGGCATATCCTACTAGCGATTGTGTAATCCTTACCGAACAAGAAGAAAATCTGTGAGTGCTAATATGCTAGGGCAATTTAACCTTGCCCTTCAAGAGTTGGTTGATAGTGGTGCCTGGGATCGAGATGTAGAACTAGAAGTCAAGATTGCAGGCACTCTTAAAAATGATAAGTTTATCGTTATTAAACCTATAAAAGAAAAAATGGTTTGTAATCCAAACCCAGAACTTAAACAACAACACCCTTATCAAGGAGAAACAAAATGAAAAAATTCGGTTTTACCCCTGAGGCAGAGATCCTCAACGCACGTCTGGCTATGATTGGTTTCGTTGCTGGAGTTGGTGCTTATCTGGTTACTGGACAAATTATTCCTGGTATTTTCTGATGGAAGTCAATATGCGTAAAGAAGGATATCAAGTACCTGAAGTTCAATTTTTATTCAGGGAAAATGGAGAATTTGTAAGTCGCACAACATCAGAACTTTTTAATGGAAAGCGTGTGGTCATTTTTAGTCTGCCTGGTGCTTTCACTCCTACTTGCAGTGCCTATCAGTTACCTGGATTCGAAGAGAGATACGACGACTTTATTGGTCTTGGCATCGACGATATTTACTGCATCTCTGTTAATGATGGGTTTGTGATGAACGCCTGGGCTAAAGACCAGAATATTGAGAAAGTAACTCTTATTCCAGATGGAAATGCATATTTTACACGCTCCATGGGAATGCTTGTTAATAAGTCTAATCTTGGTTTTGGTAATCGCTCTTGGCGTTACGCTGCAATTGTAGATAATGGAATTATCGAAAAACTTTTTATTGAAGAAGGTTTGCGTGATAATTCTGATGTTGACCCATATGAAGAAACAACTCCAGATAAAGTTCTTGAATATGTTTCGGAAAATGTAAAAGTACCTGCTACTGTTTGAAACAATAAGTAATAATATTTAACTCTGTTGCTAAATAGGCAGCAGAGTTTTTTTATGTTTATGCCACGTTGTCAACTGACTAAAGAAATTATTAAATGTGAAGTTCTTAAAATGAAAAGAGATTTGGATAATGAATGGATGAATAAAACTGGATACGATCCAAAATGGTTAGCACACCAATACCTTAATAAAGTATTGGATAAGATTGAAGAATACTCATATTAATAAATACTTTAGTTGCATTCGGGAGAAAGGCATGACATTAGATCTTCATAATTTTTTCAAATATTATGATGATGGTAATGCGAACCATGTGGCAGCAGTTCAGTGGTTGGAAGATAATCTTCCTGCTCAATTTCTTGACGATTCAGAAACAGAATGGATTGGAATTTTTAGAACTAAACCACCTACACCAGAAGTTCTAGCAGTTCCATATTTCAATCAAGTAGACAACTACAGAGATGCACATAGAACTTGTAATAGTTCATCATGTGCTATGTGCCTTGCTTTCCTCAAGCCAGGAAGCATCAAAGGTGATGATGAATATGTTAAAAAAGTATTTGCGATTGGTGATACAACCGACCACGCAGTTCAAACTAAAGTTCTTGCTGGATATGGCGTAAAGTCACACTTCAGTTATAATCTTTCTTTTGCTGATATTGATAAGAGTCTTGATGCTGGGAAACCTGTTGTTATTGGTATCTTGCATCGCGGTTCTTTATCTAACCCTACTGGTGGACATATGTGTGTAGTCATCGGTAAGACTCCAGATGGTAAAGGATACTATGTAAACGATCCATATGGTTCTCTGAATGATAACTATACTGGTCCTGTAACTAACGGCAAAAAAACTATTTACACCAAAGCAGTTCTTAAGCACCGTTGGTGTCCAGGAGGTAATGATGGCTGGGGAAGAATATTCGATTAAATTTAAAGCAAAAATGCTTAAGGTCATCAAAGAACTTACAAATAATGGAAAGCATGTTGAAGCAAACGAACTCTATCTAAAATACTTTGGAGGTAAAAATGGCAAGAATTGATCTTCATAACTTTTTTAAATTTTATGATGAAAAAAATCCTAATCATGTAAAGGCAGTTCAGTGGTTAGAAGATAATTTACCAGTCAAATATCTTGAAGATAATATTGATTGGGCGGAGATTTATAGGGGAAAAAAGGGTAATGCTGCAGCAGCATCTATATCAGATTCTGCTTCTGCTCCTGCAGCATCTTCTTCACCTGCACCTGTAGGTGGTGATGATGTTCCACAAATGGGTATTAAATTAATTAAAGAATTTGAAGGATGTCACTTAAATGCATATCCAGACCCTCTAACTGGTGGACTTCCAATCACAATCGGTTGGGGATCTACTAGGGATAAGAATGGACAACCATTTCAAATGGGCGATAGTATTACTCAATCGGAAGCAGATGAATTGCTAATTACCCAGTGTAAGAATCAGTTTCTTCCTGCACTTCGAAAAATTCCACATTGGGGAGAAATGTCAGATGGAAAAAGAGGCGCTTTGCTCAGCTTCGCTTATAATCTCGGTGCTGGTTTCTACGGTGGCGATAACTTTAATACTATTACTAAACGCTTGAAGAATAAAGAATGGGACTTAGTTCCAGATGCTTTATATCTCTATCGCAATCCTGGATCTAACGTAGAAGCAGGTTTAGCACGTAGAAGAAAGGCAGAAGGTGAAGCTTGGAAAAAAGGTTAACCCTACAAACTCACTAAAATGGACCCTCAAAAGAAAAGAGAAGCTTGTATGAGCCAAATTATTCGTATTGCGATTTTGGGTTGGTCTGCCGCACTTCTTACGGCAAGTTATGCTGGGGCTCTTGCTAAAATGGACCCAACGTTTATAGCAACAGTATTCACTGCATCTGCCGCAACATTTGGAATTAATACTATGAAGAAAGGTGGAGATGATGATGACGAAAAAAAGTCTGAAGCAAAAAGAGAGGAGTTTGTAGAAACACCTCCAACTACTGCTTCGGAAGCAGTAGTTGAACCAGTAGTAGAGGCAGTAGTTGAAGAAACAACTATTGAAGAACCATTAGTTCAAACTGGTTATAAAGAAGAAACTTCTCTTGAAGAAAGAGTTGAAGCTTTAGAAGCAAAAGTCGATGAAGAAAAACCCTATTCAAGAGGAGATCTCTAATGGCAAAATCTGCTAACAAAGGTAAAAAAGGATCTGCTAATAATAAAAAGCAGAATTCTGGAAATGCAACTGCCAAAAAGGCAAAAAATGGAGGTAAGAAAAAGTAATGTTACTGGAAATTTTAATTGCTGGTAATATTATAATCGGACCTAATTTATGTCAAATTGATTTTATTCATAAAGGACAACTTTATACTGTTGAATACAAATGCCAAGAGAATGGAACACTCCAAAGAGGGAGTGTTGGAACGCTCCAATCCACAATATACTCAAAGCCATAGATAATCACACTCGTCTTCATATGGAGACGGGTGATTTTTGGCATGAAGAACAGGCCCAGATCTTGAGAAAGTATGTAAAAGATTTGAAAGTCTGGATTCATAAACAAGAAGGACGGTGGGATGAATGAAAAAAATCCTAACAGCAATCGGTTTATCACTAACCTTATCATTTCCAGCAATTGCCGCATCACTTGAACCCAAACAACCAACAGTAAGACCTTACAGTTTAGAGGCAATGGGTTGTATGATACTTTTAGAGTGTACTGAAGGTATTGAAAAACTATCAGCAGAATCTGAATTTTTAAAAAATCAGGACTTCGATCCATTTAGTGAAGAAATTATAAGAATCGTAACTGCTCTCAATAAACTTGAAGTTCCTGTTTATGTTGCTCCAGAGAGATATTTCACTCCAAGAACAGTGGGGTTATATAAACCAAACTATAATCGTTTCTTTATTAATGAAACTCTTCTCAAAGATCCTAGAGAGTTTCTTGGAACACTTCGTCATGAAGGTTGGCATGTTGTTCAGGATTGTATGGGTGGTGGATTGAAAACATCTTTCATGGCACAAGTTCATCAGGATAGTGAAATTCCTGCTTGGATAATGAAGCAAACAAGACTTACTTATGAGTCAATGATGCAAAGTCGTGCTGTTCCTTGGGAGGCAGATGCAAACTGGGCAGAGGAGCAGTTAAATCAAACTGCAAGACATCTTGAGATGTGTGTCCAAGGTCCTTTATGGGATCAAATTCGCCCAACACCAATGACTATGGATTGGTTGATTGGTTGTGGATATATGAAACCACAGGAAGGAAAGTATCCATATTATCCAAATAAAAAAGTAGAGTATTGTACAGAAGGTAAGTATTGATGGATCAGTTTCCCTGGGGAGTTGTAATATTATTGTCTTGCGGTCTTGCCTTCACCGCATATATTATTTACTACATATTAAAGTTAGCAAACGAGGAGATGAAAGATGAAACATTTAAGTCTGATTCTATCAATCACAAGTCTGAGTATTAGTGCTGCAATTGGTGTGGGGGCATACCTGACTTACCAAAAGGCACAGAAAATCTTAGATAATCCAGAAGCATTTATTGGTGCTGTTGTAGAAAAACAAGTATCAAAAGCATTTGAAAAACTACCTATCCCTAAACTAAATACTGGGAGTATTAAGTTTCCTTTCTAATGTCAAACCAAGATCCATACATATATCGTATTCGCTCAATCCATAAGGTAGTCGATGGAGACACTATTGACGCTGATATTGATTTGGGGTTCGATATATCTCTTACTAAACGGATTCGCCTTGCTGGTATTGATACCCCAGAAAGTCGAACATCTGACGCGAACGAAAAGAAATACGGACTTGAATCAAAAGATTGGCTGAAGAAACGTTGTGAGAATGCAAAAGACATTCTTATCAAGACCGAACTTCCAGATTCCACAGAGAAATATGGAAGAATTATAGGTCACTTGTTTATCAATGGCGAAGAGATTTCTCTGAATAATCAGATGATTGCTGAAGGATATGCTTGGAATTATGATGGTGGAACAAAGAAAAAGAACTTTGATGAACTTTTAGCAAAAAGGAAAAAGTGATTTACTTTAATATTGTTAGACTATTCATTATTATCTGGGCTGCATTGATGATTTCTGCTGTTGAGTCTGTTGCGATTAGAACAGAAGGGCAAGTAGAACTAGAGAGTACAAGTCGTGATGCCTATTCCAAAGTTCTTATTCTTGCAGTTGGTTCTTTTCTTGGTGATGCTGCTTTTAAGTTAAAGAATAAAAAATGAAACTTTTTATCTTAGATGCATTAATAATTTTAAGATTATTAACCAATGATGGTATAATGCTTGAGAATAGAAGACCTATTCCTAAGAAACAACCACCAGAAGTATTTCGTTTTGTTAGGAGACCAGCACGAAAAGGTAGCAAAAAATCTTTACAATTTGATGTTTCTTTGTTAAATAGTAAAGATTTGTTTAAGGTGTTACACGATGACCACGGCACCAGCAAAGGATAAGCGTAAAGAAGAGAAGGATAATATCTTTCTGGAAATTCTTTATAACGTTTTAGTTCAATTGCCAGCAATGATTGTTGTGTGGATTATTTCTAAATTTACTTCAGATTGAGAACTTAGCTGATAATTTTTTAGCAATTTTTTTAGCAGGGGCAAAGAGAGGTTTAAATCTTTCTTTGCCTTCTTTTGTGAACTTATCTTTGATTACATCGTCAATAATGATTTTATTATC